AATCAGATCAATATTATACTGTAACCGTTTGGTTAAAGGAAATAGCGAACTAGATTTAGATCAGATCACAAAAAAGTTTCCATTAGAGGTCTCGACTAAACAAGAGTTTAGGAACCACGTTAAATCATGGATCGATAAGGTTGGATTTCCAACTCAACGATCCGTAGATTTGATCGCAGAACCTATAACTCGAGTTATGAGGAGTGGCCCTAATGGTAAAATGAAATGAGAATCAGCGGACGTTGAAGCCTTGGCTTTAATGCAAACTGAATTATTCATTCCATTTAAAACGATTTGTGAATTAACTGGTAATCAAAGTTTAATAACTTATATGGAGACTCTATGTAAAAACATGGATAAACCAACAAAGAAAACTAAACTTAGATATATAACAGCAATTGCGGATAAAGGTAACAAGTCTAGAGCAGTAGCCATTTCTGATTACTGGACCCAAACGTTACTAAATCCGCTAATGGCTGATATCCAGAAAATTATCCAACGTTACTTTAGGAATAATTGCTCAATCAAATCACACAGCAATGGCTTTAATAAGCTAAAGCGTTTTATACGACCAGATATCAAATCTTATGATATATCATCGTGAACTGATGCGTTTCCGCATGAGCTCCAACGTATATTATTAGAAGAGATATACAATCCTGAAATGGCCAAGGCCTGATCAGAATTGGTTGTAGAGTGTGAGTGGATTGCCAAGGGCCAAGACTCTCCTATAAAATATGGGAGAGGTCAAGGTATGGGTACAGCCGGGTCTTTTGACATAGCAACCTTAACTGATCTTTTAGTTCTTGACATGATATACCATAATTATTATGATATGTCACCCGCAGGTCATACCTACAATAAAGTAGGTGATGATCTTTGGTGTCATGATCCAAAAGGATTGATTAGAGATTACTATGTTAATAAACTCGGTATAGAAATTAATGAATCAAAAACAAAATCTTCAACTCCGGAAAACCGGTTAGGAGAATTTGTTTCTAGAAACATTAATTTCGGTATAGATGTATCACGAATCTCTGTAAATATTTGTAGAGCATTTGAGAAGAATCCATTGGATTTAACTCAATTGTCTCAACATTTATTAGAGAGAGGAGTCGACATAATACTCCCTATTGATAAACTATTTTCCGGTAAAAAAATAAAAGATGATTTGGTTAGGACATTTTATGTCCAATCAAAGATCTTGAGAAATTTTAGTGCGTACCGAGGTACGTCCGAAAATATTCTCAAGTCATTGAAATATCATTTTCATGATTATATTTTATCTGACCCACTCCTTTCTTCCCTTACAGGAAATGAGGAGTCAGTTAGAAACGGCTTCCTAGTTTATGCGATTAGCAACCTGATCCACCGTATTAAAGAGAAAGCTGACACCACACTAGGTGTCACGTCTCTTGAATATGAATGTGGGATTGACCTTATAAAAAAGAATTTGAAGGAGCAATCTTTCAAATACGATGGTTCTCTTGAACCGTTAAATGTCAGAACTAGTAAATTCATTCTAGCAAAGACACATAACGTGATCAAGGAAATCGGTAGGGTTAACCAGCCTCCTGCGTCACCTTTCGCAGAACCAAAGGGAGGAATTCCAATGGTTACTGTTACGAAAGCGAGTGACCCGGCCCCTTCAACACTGGATATCTCAGATCTGGTCGACATTGTCGATCACCTGAGCTCCATTGATGAAGGTATGACATTCAAGGATCTAGGAATAATCTCTGAAGTACTCCCTTACCGTCCAAAGACCACATTGTTATTTAACTTTGTTAAGTCTTTGAGGGTAAGAGAGTATCATGATGTGCTTCCCGGTCTCCACCATGGTGATGAAGACGGCGTTACTATTTACTCAACGTTATCACTCAAACACTATGGTTCCAATTTATTCGGAACAAGCGAGATCGTGGATATCATCGAAAATAACGCCACAATACCCTTTACCAAAGATCCATAATGTACATATCAGTACAATTGTACTGCATTATGGAGACCCAGGTTTAGGTAATGTCCTGTCATACAGGAAAAGGTGGAAATCTCCAC